CATCTTTGACGAACACCTTCCCATCCTCAAGAAGCTCCAAAGCAAACTTCTCCACAGCAGCGGTTTCTCGCTTGAGTATGACGAAACGATGGCCGCATGCCTCTTCGCGGGTGTAGAGATGGCATTCGTCAGGCAACCACGCGGCGTTGTCCTCAACAGCGTACGTCCGGTTGATGTGGTAGTCGTGGATCGCTGTATCAAGGTTATCGAGATGCTCGGCATCGGCGAGCATCGTGTAGTGTTCATGCGACCGAGATAACTGCGGGAGTTCACTCATGGCGAAGAAGAAACGCGGAACCAAGTCAGCGAAGAAGACAACTGTCAAGAAACGCCAGCCGAAGGCAGTCATGCGCGGCGGTCGGCGTGCGAGGTATTAAGCAATGCCCAGAACGTCAGTCAGAAAGCTGAGGGGCAAATACCGAGTCGTGGAACAGGGGACCCGGCGTATAGCCAGGACCAGCAGCGGAAAAGCCCGGGATGGTGGAGGCCACACGAGCCGCGGTAAGGCGGGACGCCAGGCTGGCTACGTCAACGAGGGCATGCAGAAGGAGGGCCACTGAGATGCCGCAGAAGTCCAAAGGCTTCAGCCTTGCACCGGTACCGAAAGACATTGATTATGTCGCGGAGCCCACACCCGAGCTCTTCCATCGTTCACCGAAATTCGTCCGGGGTATCATGGGGCCCTATGGTTCCGGCAAGTCGTCTGCCTGCGTGATGGAGATGTACACGCGGTCCTGTGAACAGAACCCGTACAACAATGTGCGCATGACACGGTGGGCTGTGATCAGAGCCACGTATCCAGAATTGCGCGACACGACTATTCGGACCTTCCAAGAATGGATTCCTGAGAAGATTCTGCCTATCAGCAAACAGCCCCCCTACAAGGGCAGTACGTGGCTGACGCTCCCTGATAAGACGATCCTGAATATGGAAGTTATTTTCATGGCGCTGGATGACGAGGAGGCAGTCAACAAACTCAAGTCGCTCGATCTGACCGGCGTCTGGATCAACGAGGCAGTGGAAGTGCCGAGGGCCGTCTTGGATAATGCGCGGGCTAGAGTGGACCGTTTCCCCTCCCCGCGTATGGGAGGCACAACGTGGAATGGCGTCATCATGGACACGAACCCATGTGACGATGAGCACTGGTGGTATAACCTCGCCGAAGTGATGCAACCTGAGAACTATCAGTTCTTCCGGCAGCCCCCGGCCGTGATCAAAGTGCCACCTGCGGATGGCGAGAATTTCCCCACCTACATACCCAACCAGGGACAGATAAAAGGTGTTGGTGCTTGCGAGAACGTGGGCGGCCACAACAAGGGCTACGGCTATTGGATGAACCTTGTAGAGGGCTCTGACGAGGAGTGGATCAAAGTCTACCTGATGGGCGATTACGGCACCGTTGTCGCTGGCAAGCCCGTGATGTCCGAGTATAACGACTCACTGCACTGCGCGAAGAAAGATCTGGAGCCGTATCGAGGCTTACCCCTCCTCCTCTCGTGGGACTTTGGACTCACGCCTGCCTGCCTGATTAACCAGGTGTCACCCCGAGGGCAACTCCGGATCCTCGAGGAGTTATGTTGCGAGGACGGTGGTATCCGATCATTTGCTGGGGATGTGGTCAAACCTCATCTGATGTCCCAGTACCCGGGCATGCGCATCCAAAGCGTTGGCGACCCCGCGGGCGGTGCTCGTGCCGAATCCGACGAGACGACTTGCCTGCAGGAACTCGAGCGGTTGGGGATTCCGACCGATCCAGCACCGTCGAACAATTTCATCGCGCGCCGCGAGGCACTCGCTGGCTACATGACGAAACTCGTTGATGGCCAACCGGGATTTCTCATCAGCCCAACGAAGGCGCCGCGGACCCGCAAAGGGCTTATGGGTCGGTATCGCTATCGGAAGATGCGGCTCAGTACCGGAGACCGGTATACGGACAAACCAGAGAAGAACGAATACAGTCATCCGTGCGAAGCCGCCCAGTATGCGGCCCTCGCCTCGCAGGGACCAATCACCATGAAACCAGAGCGTCCGGGCATGCCATCTCGCTCGTCGCGACGCCGCGTTGTCGTAAAGTCATCTGCAGGATGGACGTGAGGACAAAAACGCATCCCGCCTAGTTCGCCCCATTGACATCCTCAGAATGTTCCTGCAAGAATATCAGCGCAATGGAGGTTCATTCATGAAAAAGCGCATCGTCAAAGAGAAGGCGGTCGTCGATGATACCGGTTCACCACGCATGCTCACCCCTGATGGGACGACTGCTGGCGTACCCGTGTATTACACGAAGACCACCGACACAAAACGACGGGGAGGTAAGAAGCGATGAGGGGACAGAAACACGGTGGAAGTTACTCAGGCGGCGATTACCAGCCGAAGCTCGTTCAGACCAGCAGCAAAATGGATCCCAAGGATCACGAGGTCAAAGTCAAATGCTACAAGCCCACGGCCCACTCGGGTAGCGTAGGGGTTTCTGGTAAGCAGAGTGAGTGGAAGCATGTCGCTTCGGCAATGACCTACTAAGACAATCTAGTGGCAAACTCATCGGTAGGCCACCGGTGAGGAAAGCAATTTCTGAAAAGGGACTACGGGACCCGTAATCGTGGTCCCTTTTCTTTTGCCATGGAGGCCAAATGGTCTACGGCGCACGAACCCCAGATCCCAACCAAGACGCTTACCCACAAAGCGCCGGGCTCCTGCGTGTCCTGTCGAATGAGCAAATCGAGCAGATGGAGCAGCGGCAGGCTGCCGCCGAAAGAAAGCAACTCACCCCGAAGATCATGGGGCTCGCTCAGTTCATCGAGAATGCGTGGGAAGAGAACTACAACCACAAGCGGGAACAGAACATCGATGAAACGATGCTGTTCAGCTTGCTCCAGCGCAATGCCGAGTACGACGATTCGAAGATAGCCGAGATCGAACGACAAGGTGGCAGTAAGGTCTACATCTCCTTGACCGGCGTCAAATGCCGAGCAGCCGAATCGTGGCTCGTGGATGTCCTCGGCTCTGTTGGTGAGCAGTCGTGGGAACTCGAACCCACTCCTATTCCCGAACTCCCCGACGATGTTATTGGCCGTATTGCTCAGTCAGCGGTACAGAAGTGGATCCAAGAATCCATCCAGACAGGCCAACGTATCGACCCGAATAAGACGGCAGAAATTGCCATTGAGATGCGCGAAGTCGTCGACGCCGGCCTGCTGAAGGAAGCATTTGTCAGGGCGAAGAAGATGCAGGTGAAGATCAATGACCAGATGGCCGAGGGCGACTGGGAGAAGGAGTTCGACGAGTTCCTCACCAGCCTGGTGACATTCAAGGTCGGCTGCATGAAAGGTCCGATCATCCGTCAGCGCAAGAAGTTGGAATGGGGCAAGCGTGGCGGACGGACGTATGCGAAGCGCTCCAAAGAACTTATCCCTGTCTACAAGTCCGTCAGCCCATTCGACCTCTTCCCCTCTTCGGACTCTACCGACGAAGATGAGGGCAACCTGATTGAGCGCCAGCGACTGCGGCGCAAAGACCTCCAAGACATGCGTGGCGTTGACGGTTACGACGATGAGGCCATCGACCTGGTCCTCACGAAGTACGGACTCTCGGGGTACAGCCGTGAGATCGACACCGACTGGGAGCGGGCAGAACTAGAGGAGCGCGATGAGGACGAAGAGGGGCACTACACGCAGACGATCGAAGCCCTCGAGTACTGGGGTTCGGTCCAAGGGCTCCTTCTCCTACGGCATGGCATCATTGATGATGACGACGGCAAACCCATTGACCCGCTGACTGAATATGAAATGAACTGTATCCTCGCCGGCCGCTACATCATTTATGCCGCGTTCAATCCTGATCCGCTCGGCAGGCGACCTTACTCGGTGACCCAATGGGAGAAGCAACCTGGATCATTCTGGGGCAAGGGCGTCCCGGAACTGATGATGGACATTCAGAATATCTGCAACGCCTCCTGTCGGGCTCTGGTGAACAATCTCGGTATCTCATCTGGCCCCCAGGTCGTCATCAACGACATCAACCGGCTGCCCCCCGGCGAGGAGATCGAGGCACTGGCCCCGTGGAAGATCTGGCAGTTGCAGAATCCCATGAACGCCCAGGGCCCCGGCATCGACTTCTTCCAGCCGAACTCGAACGCACAGGAGTTGTTGTTCGTGTATGACAAGTTCGCCAACTTGGCAGACGAGTACACGGGGATCCCGGCCTACATCTCCGGCAACATTTCGGTGACGGGCGCGGGCAGGACGTCGAGTGGCTTGAACATGCTCATGAGCAACGCAGCCCGCGGCATCAAGAAAGTGATCGCGCGAATCGGTCGTGATGTGATCCATGACATCGTACGGCGGCAGTACGAGTGGAACATGATGTTTGATGAGGACGAGACGCTGAAGGGCGACTGCAGGGTTATGACGGTCGGGATTCTCGGTCTCATTATGCAGGAACAACTGATGGCCCGAAGGATGCAGTTCTTGCAGATGACAGGATCCAACGAGATGGATCAACAGATTGTGGGTGTCGAGCAGAGGGCTGAGATCTGGCGCAAGGTCGCTGGCACACTCGACATGCCCAAAGACTCCGTCGTGAAGACCGAGCAACAACTTATGGCCGACAAAATTGCACAGTCCAAGACTATGGAAGCGGTGGGCCAACAGGTGCCTACCGAAGCGTTGGCTGGGATGAAGGATAGATCGCGAACCGGAACGGGGACCAGGTCCCCGTCACCAGCTCAGTTGCCACAGCCACCTAGCGGAGAACCGGCCGCGGCAGTCTTATAACAACAAGGAGGAAGATAGATGAAACAGGATCGCAAACACTTAACCGGAGCGTTGCTCATGAGCTGCGTTCTCGTCGGTGCCATACTGTGCGTGGCTGCCCGGTATGAAGATTTCTTCGCCGGTAAGGCGACCGCGGAGGCGCTCAATTACACGCCAAAGTCCCTGACTGTCACGAACGGTGATGTCATCGTTAGTGGTGATCTGCGAGGCTACTTGCGGCTCACCCCTTCGAGTATCCCCGTGGCAACATGCACGGTCGCGAACGCCAGGAATTCCGGGCGAGTGCTGATACTCGAAAACGCCGGTACGAACAGCGTCTTGTTCGAGGACAACGGCACCCGCCTGGCCCTCGGCTCGAACATCACTCTTGGCCCGACCGATACGCTGACCCTGATCGCCAACAAAACGAACTGGGTCCGAGTCGCCAACGCCAACAATTGAGGTTTTCAGGGAATGGCACGCTCAGAAGACGAACAGATAGCCCACATCATCAAGTATCTGCAGATGCAGCCCCAAGCGGGCCCGTATTTTCAGAAGCTCGTGGAGTGGCTGGAAGTCCGCCTTGCGGAACGGCGTGCCGCGAATGATGAACTCGAAGGTATCCCCCTTTATCGGAGCCAAGGGCGTGCCCAGGAGCTTCGCGAGATCATCAACCACATAGGTATTGCTTCCGACCTTGTGGTGAAAATGAACACTAGGAAGTAGCAACCCACGGCGGCCAATGTCGTGCTATGCCGACTCATGTGAGCGGCCTCTGACGCGAAATGCCGACCACTAGGCGAAACCGGAAAGCGGCCAATCGACGATGCCGACGAAAGGGTGGAGCCGGAAAGATGACATGACAACTGAGGTTAAACTACCGAAGGCAGTGAGAGACATGGCAGCTCAGACAGACGCAGCGTTGGAGCAAGAAACGGCACGGCGCCAGGAATATCGCGATGCGATAAGCCAAGAGCCGCAGGGGGCCCTCGAAGGGGTCACCCCGCAGCCTCTGCCCCAGCCACCTCCGGTCCCGCAAGGCGAACCGAGCGAAACACCACCCCCCGAGGGCGAGTTCGTTTCCCGAGATGCTTACGAGCAACTCAGGCAGCAGAACAACAGTCTTCAGGGGATGTACAATTCGCAGCAGGGGGTCATTGACGAGCTATCCTTTCAGGTCCAGCAGCAGGTGCACGAACCGCATCAGCCCGTAGCGTCGGCAGGTCCGGCCTACCTCGCGCATACAAGCGCAGAGGAAAGGGAACTGATCGGCGATGAGGCACTTGAGGTACAGAGTCGGTTGGCAACGACCGAAGCGAATCGGGCCGCCAGAGAAGTTGAGGACCGTGTTGAACGGCGTCTCAATGCTTTGGAAAAGGAGCGGGCGAACAAAGCCTCTCTCACCCTCTGGGACAAAGTGGATGATCTCGCGCCCGGCGCGAAGTCATTGAACGGTCCCCCGCCGCACCCCGACTGGGTCGCATTCCTCAACGGGATTGATGAACAGTCAGGGCAACCGCGTCGGAAGCTGGGCGACTCGGCATACTATGCTGGGGACATTTATCGACTGGCATCGCTGGTTGATGAGTTTCACGCCCAACACGGTCAACCTCGGCCTAATCCGGTCGTTTCACAGCGTAAGCCAGAAACGGTCACCGCGGCACCGGGCCGCACCGGCGTGGCTCATACGGGACCAGCAATTCGGACTTCGGAAATCAAGGCGCATTATGACGCCATTGCGAAGAACCCGAAGCTGGCCGTTGATCCAGCCGTACTCGCACGAGAACAAGAAATTGAGAAGGCATGGCAGGAAGGCCGCGTCATCAGGGATACAGGACCAATGGAGTTCTGATCTGTGACCGTTCCCCTGCTGCTTCTCTGAAAGGAACAACATGCCAGGAGTATATCCCCCGACACCGGGATTCCGTAACATAGGCACGACCACGATGCGCTACATCCCCGAACTCTATTCGGGAAAGTTGCTCGTCAAGTTCTACGCCGCGACTGTCTTCGGTTCGATCGCTAATACCGATTACGAAGGCGAGATCAAACAGCAGGGCGACACGGTTTATATTCGGAGCGTACCGAATATCATCATCCGTGAGCACAAGAAGGGCCAGACCCTTGTTCATCAGACACCGGAATCAACTGCGGTTCCCCTGCTGATCGACAAAGGCCGATACTGGGCTTTCGCCACGGACGACGTCGACGACGCGCAGACCGACATCAAGAACTACCACGACGTCTGGACGACAGATGCCAGTGAGCAGCTCAAGATTTCGATCGATCGCGACATCCTCGCGAACGTGTTTGCGGACGCACATGCCTCGAACCAGGGTTCGACCGCTGGGCTTGAGAGCTCTTCGATCAACCTCGGAGAGACCGCTGCGCCCCTGCCGTTGACAAAGGCCAACATCCTCGACGTGCTCGTGGATTGCGGTACCGTCCTCGACGAGCAGAACGTTCCTGAGAGTGGCCGGTACATCGTCATGGCACCGATCTTCTGCGGAATGATCAAGAAGTCCGATCTCAAGGATGCTTCCCTTGCTGGCGACGGCACCAGCATTCTGAGAAATGGACGGGTGGGCATGATAGACCGGTTTACGATCTACTCGTCCAACCTGTTGACCAAGACTGCCGACACCTTCGAAGGTGATGCTGTCACGGTCTTCAACATGGTCTTCGGTCAGATGACCGCTCTGACGTTCGCGTCGCAGTTGGTCAAGAACGAGAACCTGAAGAACCCGACCGGTTTCGGTACGCTCTTCAGGGGCCTGCAGGTGTACGGCTATGAGGTCATAAAGCCCGAGGCTTTTGGTCATCTCTATGCCTTCAAATCGGCGGCCTAAGTAGGACGTAACGGGGCGCCTCTGTAAAGGGGCCCTCATTTTCCAACAATCAAGGAGGAAGTGAACAATGGCAGTCAATGACACAGTGACGAGTCTGGTTCAGACCATGGAGAAGAGCGGTGCGCTCTTTCTTCCACAGGCACGAGTCGCCGTATCGCAGGCGAAGTTCGCCACGGATCTGGCGGCAGCGGCTAACGATGTTATTCAGGCGATCACGTTTGATCAGGCCACATGGGTCTATCATGCGTACCTCGTCGTGAATACGGGGACCACAGGCGCTTGCAATGCCGCTCTCGGCAAAGCAGACGGTGCGGAACTCATGGCGGCAACCACAATCGCAACGGCTGGGAACGTCTGGACGACGCCCACGACGTTTGTACCGGTTCTGTTTGCAGCCGCAGGCACCCTTGACGTCCACTTCTCTGCTGATGCAGCGGGTGGCAATATCACTGTCGTAGCAGTGGTTCTGGGTGCCGGCGACAACGACGGCAACGACGAAAGCTAACAAAAAGCCCAAAGCCGGGAGCGGCCACTCCGCTCCCGGCTTTCTTGGAGATCACGACATGAAACGACTTACACTTTGCCTCGCGCTGTTCTGCCTCGTCGTTGCGGGGCCGGTGTATGCCCGCATCTTCTATGATGGGCACGAAATTTTTACCGCCGCAGCTACTACTGGCGGCGGTGCAACAACCTCGTCGTGGGCTGGTGTTATGGCCAACGGCAACGTTCCCGGCATCAACCTCAACATGGACGGCTTCAGTCTGACCAACTCGGCTGCACTGGTGTCCACGAACGTCACCGCTTCGAACGTAACTGCGCTCACGATGGCGGTTACGAATGCTGACATACGGGTTCTGTCTGCTGAATCTCTCGGCAGAGACCTTGACGCATCTGGTTTCATTGTCACCAACCTCCAGTCCCTGTATGCGACCAACGCAGCTATCGAGAACCTACTCCAGAACCTGAATCTCGCTGGTAACACCGTCAGCAACGGGACGTTTCAGGGCGACGGGTCAGGGCTGACCAACCTGTTTGTCGCGCAGAAGAACATCATCTACGTCGGAAAGCATGGTGATGCCACCGGCCCCGGCGATAGTATTGAGAACGCCATCGTAGAGGTGGATCTCGCAATCTTTCTGATTGAGGCTGCATCAATTGCAGCCGACAAGTCTGCGACCAACAGGTACGTGATCCGAGTCGTAGATGATGGCTTGTATAACGCCGCGACCTTCGGCGACTTCACTCTCCCGGAGTTCATTGACCTCGATGCTCCTAACGCGATTCTGTCCGGGCCTATTATCATCTCGAACAACAATGTCCGGGTCAGGGAACTCAATAACGACTTCGCTACGGCTGCCAATATCGTCGATGTCAGAGGGGCCAGCACGAATTATTTCTCTGCCGACATCCTCCGAGCCACAGGCATCGTGGACATTGTTCATAACGCGGCCACTGCTGACCTGTTCATTGAGATCGGCAATCTCTTCGGAGATGAGGGTACAGCTCTCGACAACGCGGGTGAGATGCGAGGTCATGTGGACCGCATCAACCTATCTGACGTGAAAGCCGCAGGGATCGACCCGCGGGCCATCAACGTCCTCGGAGGGGGTTCCTTCTATTGCAGTATCAACTCCATTCACATGGCGAGCAACACGATAGCCATAGAGGCTGCCGTGAACGCCGAAGTGTTCCTCAAGGTAGATGAGGTCAAAGCAGGCGTCCTGGGGCAAGTGTCAACGAATGCCCACGCCGTAATACAGTGCAATTCCGTTGATGCCACCAACAACTTCCTGGCCTTCGGGTCGGAGAGTGGCGAGATTGCTCCGTATGCCGATCTCATCAATTGGCGTAGCTTGACGAAGTCGGATGCGTACCTCTTTTATATTGGAACGAACACCGTGGCTGATGGCGTTGTTGCGTGGATTGATAATGATGGTGACGCATGGTTCAAGGGTGACCTCATCTCCGGCACGCACGTATCGCTTCTGAGTAACGCTCATAACGTGGGGAGTACGAGCAACTGGTGGCGGGAAGCCTTCGTCAAGACGGGCCTGTTTGAGACGGTGTTCTTTGGTACGGGCACGCTAGATCAAGTTTCCTTGCAAACGCTTATCAACGCAGCCAATTCGGGTGAGACGAGCACACTGGCAAGCGTTATGTCTCGCGGCAATATTGCTTCGGCGAGTCTGGAACTAGCCGGCAACTTTATCGAGTCAGATGCTACGGATTTGCTGATGCAGAACGCCCCGTTTCCCGGCATAGCGCCGCCCTATTTGCTGATGTACGGCAGCAACACCGTCCTCTCTCCCTCTGAGGCAGGTAGCTTCTTAATTGTAACGCACCCCAATGCGAGCGATGATCAGTTCATATCACTTCAGGACAACGACGGAGAGAGTCGGGTCAAATATTTCACTGGCCTGTACTACTGGGAATTTGGTGAGAGTAGCGCGGCTGATGTATCGATCAGTAATGCTGCCACGATATCATCGCAGACCAACATCGTTGGTACATCGTTCGTGACACAGGCCAGCATCAATCAATGGAACGCAGGCGAGACGAGTACCGTATTCGATACACTGAGTCGCGGTCAAGATGCGGGTGGCCTGACACTGACCAACCTTGATCTGATCAGTGCCGTAACGGGTATCTTTGAGGTCAACACGATCTTCCTTGGCACGAATAGTTTCAAGGGTAGCGATCTCCAGACCTTCAAGAACGATGCGCTGCTCACGAATGTGTCGGACTACGGCAACGATCTCGGTTATGTAACCAATGGTGGCGTTGGTGCATCAACGAA